CATCGGCAGCAGGTACTCCATCTCCGGCACCAACGATTCCTTGGTGAACTCCACGAAGCGGTCGCACACGACCTTCGTGCCGTAGGTGCTTTCGGCCTTGAATCCAAATGAGCTTCCCAAGCCCGAGCCGATCGCCACGGTTAGCCTCCGTCCTTCGCCGCGCCGGCGTCTTCGTCGTCGGGTTTGTCGTCCTTGGCAGCCTTGCGGCGTTTCGGGTCGGCGCCAACCAACTCCCAGTTGTCATCCTGCTGGCACAGCCACGCCGCGTCGGCCGCGCTCACCTCGAGCGTCTCGCCCTGCGCCACGGTGACGAGCTGCTCGTCGTCCATGATCTCGACCGCCGTGAGCGGCCCGACATAGCGGACCTTCACCGTCTTTTCCGCGTCTGCCATTGGCCCTAGCTCCAGTTCAATCTCGTCCAGAACGCCACATCAAACTCGATCGTGCCGTAGCGGCCGGCGTCATCGACCATCGGCCGGTAGTGCGCACGCGCCACATGCGCGTTGTATCCGTTACTCCCCAGCGTGGCGCGTGTACCAAGCGTCGCGCCGCCGATGACCACCTGCTCAATCTCGCCCAACAGCAGCCAGGAGCGCTCGCGGGTGATCTGCGCGACGTTGATGCCGCCTAACGTCTTGGTCGAGAGCACGCCGGTGATGACGACCTGCTCGTCACGTGCGACGGCGCCCAGGCTGGCGAAGTCCTGCGTGGTCAACACGTCGGTCGCGACCACGATGTATTCGACGCCCAGGTCTTCCGGCATGGCCGGTTCTTCAAGCACCTGCACGCCGGTCAGCTGCGGCCGATCGCGCAACGCCGCGGCCAGGTAGACGATCGCCGCCGATGCGCGGCTGGTGCGTCCGGCCGTTGCAAGCGCCATTACCCGATGCCCAACGGCACGCGCTCGCAGTGCAGCGCCAGCGTGGTGTCGACGAATGGCAACCCGTAGGGGCGGTGCCGCGTCGGGTCGGGAATCGAGAGCTGAATCACGCCGAACTCGGCCGACTGTTGCAGCGCGCGTTCGGTCAGATTGCTCGGCACCAGCAGGAAGTGCAGCACCGACAGCGCCGCACGCCGGATCGCCAGCGGTGGCTGCGCGTAGCCGTGGACGTAGCGCACGCGCAGATTCTGGTAGCCCCACACGAACAGCCCGTGCCAGGCACGCCGGATGACGCCGCCCGGCTCGATAATGATGTCCGCCATGCTCTCGCTGTCGTAGGGAAACCACGTCCCGCTCATCAGCTCGCGCTCCTCGACCGAGCGCACCTGCTGGATGCGGATGTGCGGCAGCGGCATGCTGAGTTGCCCGGTGCCGCTGCGGATATACGACGTGTAGCGCGGGACGAACGCCACGCCGCAGATGGCCTGGAAGTCGTCGAGGATGCGGGCGCGTGTCTCCTCGATCAGTGCCGCGGGCGTGCTCGCTAGTGCCGTGACATTGTTGACCGCGTTGCCGAACGAGCGCGCCTCGGAGAGCGAGAAGAGCATGCCGCCGAGCACCTCCAGCGCCGTCGTGAACACGCCGGCGAAGGGCGCGTCCCAGGTGACGAAGAGCAGGTTCGGCAGCGGATGCGCCGGCAGTGCGACGGTGCGTACGCCGGTCGTGCCGAGCGTGGCGGTAGCCGTGCCGGGCGCGAGCACCACCGCGCCGGCGTCATCGACGATGCCGACGGTGACGATGCCGGGATCGGCCGGGTTGCCGTCGTCGAAGAAGGTCGCGGTGATCGTCGTCGCCACGCCGGTCACGACCTGCCGCGGCGTCGCTTCCAGCTCCCACATGCTCACGCGCGTGCTCGCTTTCGGGTGGTGAACGGCGGCAGCACGGCCGCTTCGACCTGCGCGCCGCCGCGTTGCACGGTGGCCGTGGCCGGCTCGGCCTGGCCGCGCTGGAAGAGCGCCAGCGCCCGCTCACGCGGCAGGTCGTATTCCGCGCCCTTGTAGAGCGGCGTCCCGTTGGTGTTCAGATAGGCGCGCATCCTGACGCGCACGAGCGCAGCATCCATGACGTCTACGCCTTCACGTAGCGGATATAGGCGTTGCCCACCAGCCCGGCCGAGGCGCCAGTCGCCTGCGACACGGTGACGAACTGATTGGCGGCGCATTTCGTCTGGCTGATGCCAGAGGCGCCCGCGTTCTTGATTGCGTTGAACACGCCCGCCGCTGCCAGACTCACGGCGGTCATCAGCGTGTTGTTGCTGGTGACGCCATCGTTGGCGATGCCGGCGTTGGCGGTACAGGCGCCGGTGCTCTGCGTCGTCACGTCGAGGATCAGATCGGTGATGATGATCGGCCCGCCGGTCGGGTTGGCCCAGGCCAGGATGCCGCCGGCGGTGTCGACCGCTTTGAGCGGAACTTTCGCGGTTGCGGTGTATGCCATTCGTTACTCCGAACCAGCGCACCGGACAGACGGCTGATGGCGTCTATCCGGCCCGCGTGTGGCCCTTACGCCATCGTGAGGAACTTGACCGGATCGACGCCGGGATCGACGAGGCGCCCATCGACGCGCTCAAACACGAAGTAGCCGGTCTGCAAGGCGTCGGCGTAGCGTTCGTCGAGGCGCACCATCGTCGGCGTCGCGACTTCACGCACGTAGTAGTAACTGAGGTTCCCGAACAGAATCGGCTTGAGCCCGCTGGTCATCGCCGCCATGTCCTGATTGACCTGATACGGATAGCCGAGCAACGTGTTGGGCGCGTCAGCCGCGACGCCTGGCTGCCACAGCGGCCGGCCGATGTCGTCGGTCAGCAACCGCAGCTTCAGGAGCGATTGGTCGTTGAACATCCAGCCGGCACTGACCTCGCGGTAGGCCGGATCAACGCTGTGCAAGAGCGTCAACAGGTCGCCGTACGTGACGGCCGTGCTGCCGGCCGCCGTCGCCGCGCTTGATGCGCCGGTGACGATGCCCTGCGGCTGATTCGTGCCGGTGCCGACCGTGAAGTGGTTGTTGGTGATACGCCCGACGCGCTCGCCGGCGATGCGCGCAATCCAGCCTTCCAGCGGCTCGGCGCCCCAGTCCTGCGCCAACTGCCAGGGCACGAGGATCACGTCGCTGGTGTACATGTAGCTCTGGAAGGTGACGTGCCCGAACACGATCGCCGTGTCCGTTAACGCCGTGTTGATCGTGAGCAGCCGGCCCATCGTGCCGGTATCGGCCACGGTCGGCAGCTCCAGCGGCCCGCCGTCGCTGGTTGGCATGATCGTCGCGACGCCGCGCACGTTGCCAAACTTCTTCATCTCGGTGACGAGCTTGGCGTAGAACCCCTGCGGAATGACATAGCCGCCGCCGGTGGTCGTCACCGTCTGCGCGGCGCGCTGCTCGCCCGGCGCCAGCGTCGAACGTCCCGCCGCCATCAGCTTGCGCTCTTCCGGATCGAGCGCGCCCATGCCGCCGATGAGGTAGTTGCGGAAGGCCGTTTCGTACTCTTCGGTGCTGGTGATGACGACGGCGCGCGTCACCGTGCGATCGCCACCGGGCAGCACGCGCGTCTCGGTCACGACCTGATTGAGCGCCGCGTCGCGTGCCGCGTGGCCGGCGGCGCGGTTGCTCTCCGCGGCGATGCTGGCCGTGGCCTCATCAACGGCGGCGATGAGCTGGTCGTAGCGTGCCGTCTCCTCGATCGTGAACACGCGACCGGCCGTGGACGCCGCCGTGATCAGCGTGCTGGCTTCGTTCCAGTCGCGCGCCCGCTGCTCGACCATGCGGTCAATTACTTCGCTTGCCATGTGAACCTCATCCGTTGCGCCGTTAAGGCGTGTCGTTGACGCATCAATTCCAGCGCGACCGAGTGCGGTTGGGGCGGGTCGGTCACTTCCGCGAGCGTCCCGAGTGCCGTCATGGCGAGTCGGAAGGCATCGCGGCGGTCGGTGCTAATCGCGCAGTTGGTGATCTCAGTTAAGAGCGCCTCACGCTCGGCATCGGGCAGGGCGTCCCAGCCCAGCGTGCGCACCAGCGCGTCGAACTCGCGCGAGCGCAGGGTGGCGGTCGTGTCGGTGTAGGCCGGGTAGGTGACGACCGACACGTCGAACAGCCGCGCCTCACGCACGTTCCGCAGCGGCGTGCCATCCGGCAACGTGCCCCAGTCGGACTTCATGATCTGGAAGGCGAACGACATCTGGTCGATGTCGCCGCGCGTCATCGACACGGCCAGGTCACGCGCGTAGCTGGTGTCCGGCAGCGTGGCTTCGGCCAGCAGCCCGCGCTCGTCTTCGGAGAGTTGCAACGTCTTGCTCTTGGTCCGTGCCAGCACGAGCGACGGGTCGTGGTTGATGAGAAAGCGCACGTCGGCGTTGTTGCGCAGCGTGCGTTTGAACGCGCCCGGCGCCAGCATTTCGCGTACGCCGCCGAGATCTTCGGAGAGCGATCCGAACAGCGCCGCGTGGCCGCTGAAGGTCGGCGGCTGGCCGGCGTCATCCGCCGCGCGCAGCTGCGGGTTGACGGTGAACACGCGGCGCTCGACGAGCGGCAGCCGGTTGCTGGCTTGTGCTGGTGGCGCGGACGCTTCCCCGGTTCCCGCGTTCAATTCGGTCAACGTGGTGATCGCGCCATCGGCCTCTGCCTCGGTGCTGAAACAGCCATGCACCTCGCCGTCGTCGTCCTCAACCACCGCGAACTCGTCAGCCGGACAGGATGCGTGCGGTTGTTCAACGTGCCACGCCATTGGGCGCCTCCAGTTCGTGAGCAGCAACGAGCGGCAGCGACGCCATGCCCGTGTCGTCGGGATTCATCGTCGGTTCCGGTGGCGTGTCAGTCGGGTTGGGTGATGCGCCGGTGGGTGTCTCCAGGTATGTCTGCCCCTGCCCGTCCGGCAACGGCCCCAGCTCTTCCTTCTCGCGAATCTCATCCACGTTCAGCCAGCCGTCACGCCGGCCGGCCGAGTAGTAGGCAATCCGCGCCGAGGTATCGCCACGCAAGAGCGCGCGATCGTCGAATCGGGCGTAGCGTGGCTTCACCGGCAACAGGTCGCGCGTGATCGTCTGCTCGATGCGCGTTGCCAGTGGGCGCAGCCGATATTGGGTGAACTGGATGTTCTGCTGCTCGATGCCGGTGCCCCAGGTTGTGCTCTTCTCCCCCAGCCCAACCAGATG